AGTTTCGGAGCCCCGCGACTACAAGCATTGGGGGGAAGGGTGAACTACTACGGATTTCGCCTTGCCGTCCAACAGGAATGGGCAGAGACACCAAACCTCAGGCTTGGGCAGGTGTACTTCAACATCCTTCACGAACTGCGACCCGACCTCGCAAACCGTTTACGGGGCTCACTACACGACCCGTTCTACAAAGAGGAAATACCCCTAGAAGCAGAACAGTTGGTTGAGCGAGAGTGGGACGACACCACCGAGTTCGCCGAATCTCGCTATCTGTGACGGACAACCCGTAGTTCCTGACCGGCTGAAGCCCCGTGCTTCCCTACAATGTCTTGGAACTTTACGGAGGTCAAGTCATGTTGGTAGGTCTAATAGCATTTATGGCAGTCGGAATAGCAGGCACAGTTCCATTCGCTCTCGTATCCCTGATGGTTGAGCGGACGGGGCTCCAGGTCGCCGAGGACAGAGTTTACGACCGCAGGTTGTGATTCGGCTCCTTACACGCCATAATGGAAGTAGCAACAAAGTAACTGCGCCCAACAGGCAGAATGCGTAAGCCCTGTTCGTCCCAGCGAAAGAAGTTGTAGGGACAAACCCCATTGGGACAACAGAGTTCACCAAGCAACTCCTGTTGAGAGCACCCGATGGGGTTTTTCTCTGCCCTTTTTTCTTCCGCCCGTCGGCCCCGCCGTCGTTCTTCGCTTCGTAAACTTTTACGCCATTGCTTTCCGCCACCGTAATACCATTAGGAAACACAAAGAGTCCGCCGCGCGGGACTCGCAAATAATCAGATTTCTGAGTTCTTGTTCCCAGACCTGTGGACAAATCTGTGGATAACTTTCTTGGTCGGAATGTTGTGTTTCGCACCACTAAACGCCATAATGGAGTTATGAGATACAACCCGTGGGAACTTCCCGAAGATGATGACAGCGATGACCGATACGATGCGATGAAAGACGCATACGCAGAAGGTTGGGGCGCACCCTACAACGAGCGCACTCGCCGTGAGGCTCGTGAGGAGTGGGAGAACGAGCGAGGGTGGTGACACCCCGTATCCCAGCCCCGTGATAGCGTCGTGGCGTGGGATACGAACCGAAGTACGACTTTCAGGCAGACCTCGCTTACGGGGAGAGTGGCGAAGAAAACGCCAAGGAGTTCTTCGGGGCTGTCGGAACGGGCAAAGTTGAGGTCAAGTCCGATAGATACAGGAACGGCAAGATGGTCGTTGAGACCAACCAAAAGCCAGCAGGCAAGGATTGGCAACTATCAGGCATAAATGTGACCGAAGCCGAGTGGTGGGCTTATCGGTTAGCCCCGGACTCGTTCTTCTTGGTCAGCGTCGCACGGCTCAAACGGTACTTGCGAGCCAACGCAGGGTCGCTCACAAAAATAAATCTCGCCCAAGATGGGGATAATCCCGCGCGGGGCTTCCTGCTGAGCGCAGACCAAGTCCGCTGGATGATGACGGGCGCAGAGTACGACTAGGCTGTGGATAAATCTGTGGATAAGTTTTGTGTACCTGAGGTTGTTGTTTCTACCTTTACACGCCATAATGACTGTATGAGCAATGCCAAGACATTCACCTACGAGGAAGTCATCGCACTTCTGAACACCTACTCACCCAAGACCCAGGCTGTGCGCCTCCACATGGAGACCGTTCTCCAAGCGACCACGGGCGAGGTCGCCCGAGCACTCGGCTGGGACAGGAGCAACACGGGTCGCCGTCTGGAAGCACTCGCCGAGGACGGTGTGCTGGAACTCGTGGACGACTGCCACCATGACGGGAAGCAGGGTCGCCCGAGCCGACTGTGGAGGCTGGTCGGGTGAGCGTCCTGCGCTTGGAGGACGACCACCTCGTCCTTGACTTCCCCTACGACCCCGAGCAGGTCGCAGGGGTCAAGCGCATACACGGGGCTAAGTGGGACAAGATTTCTCGTGTTTGGCGAGCCCCCATGTCGAGCGTGGACGAAGCACGGGAGTTTGCGACAGCCAACAAGTTCACCATCGAGCCCGAAGTTCTATTGTTCACACTTCCCCCTCGCAAGAACTCGGAGCGGGGCGTCCGATGCGACGGAAAGTGGCTAAGTATGGCGTTCGGCTACGACAGAGTGATGATTCAGTCAGTCAAGCAAATCCCAGGAGTCACATGGGACAGGAAGACGATGGCATGGCGAGCCCCGCTCACCAGCATCTCGGAGGTAATCAAGTGGGCAGACACCTTCAAGCAGGAAGTATCAGATGACATACGAGAGATGCACACGAACATCAACACATCACTTTCCGAACTCAAAGATGCTTCCCGAATGGTTGATGCGGAAGTTGAGGTCGCGGGGCTACAGGGGGAACTGCTCCCTTATCAGAGAGCGGGAGTTGCGTACGCAGCGAGAGCGAGACGGACTTTCATCGCTGACGAAATGGGGCTTGGCAAAACGCTACAAGCGATAGCGACATTGGAGTATGTATGGGACTCGTATCCAGCCGTCGTCGTGTGCCCCGCAACTCTGGTTCTGAACTGGCAAGCCGAGTACAAGAGGTGGCTTCCACATCGGACTGTCAAGGTCGTCACCGACAGGAAAGAGTTTCCTTCGGACTACGATGTTGTAGTTGTTGGTTATTCTAACATCAAACATTGGGAAAAGCAACTTCTGAACCACCAATCTTATGTTTTTGATGAGAGCCATTACTGCAAGTCGCCTCAGGCTCAGCGCACCAAGAGTGCCGTCAAGATGGCGAAGTCAGCCCCGAAATCCGGAACAGTTCTGTGTCTGACGGGGACGCCAGTTACGAACCGACCAGCAGAGTACGCAAGCCAACTCTCCATACTCGGGAACTTAGATAAGTTCGGAGGAGAGTGGGGCTTCTACCGAAGATACTGCGGGGCTTTCAAGGACAAGTGGGGGCAGTGGCATCTTGATGGTCACAGCAACCTAGATGAACTAAACGACAGACTTCGCTCAACCTGCTACATCAGGCGTACAAAAGAGCAAGTGCTTTCCGAACTCCCACCCGTCATTCATGACCCAGTTCTCGTCGACGGGGCTGCGGCCGCAATGAAGGAATACAGAAAAGCCGAAGCAGACATTGTGGAGTACCTCGTTGAGAGGGCAAAACAGATTGCGTCAGAACTTGGACTCAGTCCAAAATCTGCGGCAGTAATCGCAAAAATCAAAGCGGAGTCCAACCAGCACCTCGTTCGTCTTTCCGTACTACGCCGTCTAGCGGCTAAGGCGAAAATGCCCGTTATCAAGGAGTGGGTGGAGTCCCGCGTGGCGGAGGGTCGCAAGGTCGTCATCGCCGCCCACCACAGAGATGTTGTGGACGAACTTGCCCTCGCATTCGGAAACCTGCGTATTCAGGGCGGCATGGACATCAACGATGTGGAAGAACAGAAGCGCAAGTTCATGACCATGTCTTGTGAAGAAGCCCCAGTCATTGTCCTCTCAATCCAGGCTGCGAAAACGGGGCATAACCTCCAGGTCGCACAAGATGTTCTGTTCGTGGAACTTCCGTGGACACCCGCTGATGTAGACCAGACTTACAGTCGCTGTCATAGGCTGGGGCAGAAGTCTTCCGTCACCGCAACTTATTTGTTATGTGATGGAACCATTGACGAGGAGATTTATTCCCTTATTGAGCGTAAGCGTGGTGTGGTGAACCAAGCCGTGGACGGCGGCCCCGCCGACGAGGCTGAGGGGGTTGGGCAGTTGGTTCTGAGTCTCTTGGGTGTGGGGTCGGAAACCTTTGAGTGAGGTTGCTTTCGTACGCCTTACACGCCATACTGTAGGCATGGGCAAGAAGCACGACATCATACGGCAGGCTCTCAACCACAAGGGCGTGTGCGTCACCAGCGGAATACCTGAACACATCACCGAACTTCTCGCACTTCACGGATACAAAATCAAGAAGCGCAAGAAGGTCAAGCCGTGGAAGTAAGTATCTCCATTGACCCGTGGCTGGTCGTCATCATCGTTGCCTGTTTCATTGCCCTTCGTGTGTGGCATCCGATTACTTCGTACGCGGGGCGTCGGAAAAAGAAATCCTGACAGGGCTTTCCGCCACCGTATTAACATTTCTGTTTTTGCTTCGGGTTCCGGTTGCCCCGTTTTTTCAGTTTTTTGGGTTGCTGTGTTGGCTCTTGGAATGAACTAATCCCGTGGTGTGACTTTCGTCACTAAGGTTGTGGTTATGACCACTACAAGCCATAATGGGGGTATGAACATCTTCCAAGAAGCACTAATCGCCGTGTGGTTTCTCACCAAACTCGGTTTCGTCACCCTCGCCGTCATCGGCGCAAAGGTCGTATGGGACAAGTACGGACACCACGCACCGAAACTCCTTGACCTGACCCACAAGCAGGACGAGGACGAGGATTGGATGACCCGCCTATGACCACCCCACTCCCGCCGAGGTTGCGGCCCCGCCGCTGGGGTGCTATGCTTCGGATAAATCTATTCGGAAGGATTAGACGACATGGCACACGCACTAGAAATGGACGGAGCAGGCAGAGCCAAGATGGCTTACGCCGATAGGGAAATCCCGTGGCACAGGCTGGGGAAGCCGATGGCGGGGCTCCAGACGGCGGAGGCGATGCTAGAAGCCGCCCAAGCCGACTTTGATGTAGCACTTACAAAGGTTATTGCGGTAGACGATGACCTCAACCCCCTTAGAAACCCCGACGGCAGCCCCGTGTACATCTCGGACAGCCGAGCAACAGTTCGGTTAAATCCAGATGGAACCATAGATGGTCTGTCAACAGTTGGGACTCGTTTTGTCGTACAGCAGAACAAGGACTGTCTTGACCGTGCGCTGGACATTGTCGGGGCATCCAAGGGCGACGCAATCGTGGATACCTGTGGTGTTCTCAACGAGGGTCGTGAGTTCTTCGCTTGCCTTGACCTCGGAGCGTTGTTCATTGACCCACACGGTGTGAACGACAAGGTTCAGCGTTATCTGCTTGTTCGCAACGGACATGACGGAAAGACGCCCATTACTTACGCAAACACATCTATTCGTGCCGTTTGTAAGAACACGGTTATGTCGGGACTGCGCGCGGCGAACGCCGTATTTACAGCCCGTCATACACGCAACGCAGACAACGCAATTGAGCAGGCAAGTGAAGTTCTTGCGATGTCAGGAATGTGGGCAACATCATTTGTTTCTATGGCTGAGACAATGCTTCGCATCCCAGTCCCGGCTGGTTCTTCTCAGTTGGACAAGATTGTCAATCAAGTGTTCCCACACAAAAAGGACGAGACAGAGCGACAGAAGAAGAACATTGAGGACATTCATCTCCTTGTTCGTGGTCTGTATGTGAACGACAAGAACGCAGGTGGATACGGTTTCAATGGTTGGGCTGCCTACAACGCAATCGGCGAGTATCTAGACCATTATCGGGACGCCAAGCCAGAAGAGCGAGCAATCGCATCAATGGATTACAACTCGTGGGTCACTCGCAAAAAGGTTGAGGCACAATCACTTATTCTTTCGCTGGCTTGACACACCCTGATGTCACAATGGTGTTAGTGATACATTGGGGGTCACATGGATGAGAATGACGACCAACAAGAACCCTCGGAGATAATGGCTGAGTTCCTTACTCAGTTCATGGCTTCGGGAACTGCCGATTTACTGTACAGAAAGACCTATTGCGACATTGTCGCTGGAAAGGTCTACAACGAGTTCGGGTATGACGGTCTAGCCGAGTTGATGATGGCGATGGACAAAAAGGCTGATTGGATTTCGGACATTCTGATTGAAGCCCCGGACTTAGACAACATCGCATTCAAGACATATGGAACATTTGACGACAAACTCGCACAGAAGGCTAGACAAACAGAGGCTCTCCGTGAGTTCAACGAGAAACTGTGGAGACTCCGCAGAAAATACGCAAAGTTGATTGTCGCCGAGATTATGGAATGGGACAACCTGCCAGAAGATGACGCTCCGCAACTTTAGACAACGGGCTGGCGAAGTCAAGCCGTTCAACGGGACCGACGCAGAACGGGCAGAAAACAGGCTTTCACACGCATGGGTACAGGTTCCTAACCCGATGAAGGCGATGCCATTGCCGAAGAGTTGGGTTGAACAACTCAGCAAAGAAGAGGCTTACGAACTAGCAAAGCCCAAACTGGAGACATGGGGTAAATGCTCGGTGTGTGGGTGCTGGTTCAACGAAGAAGAGGCTTCTTGGAAGTGCGGTGAAGCGCCCCGCTTCACGGAATCAAAGTTCTAAGTGGGCTTGGAGGGACTCGAACCCTCACTCCGAAGAACTGGCACCTAAAACCAGCGCGTCTGCCTGTTTCGCCACAAGCCCTTGGTGGGTTGCCTGGGACTCGAACCCAGAACCTGCGGATTAAAAGTCCGTTACTCTGCCAATTGAGTTAGCAACCCGTATGCGGGACTAACGTTTCAATCCGTAGTACAACTCAATCTCTTCGTATGAATCGCCTAATAGAAACTTCGTTCTATCTCCACAGCGAGGACAGCGAGGTTCACGACCGTCCATCAGGTGCGAACGGTGTGCGCTACACGAGCAAAGCAGTATGACTTCCTGCCCGTACTGGTATTTCAGTTCTTGCCTGTTCACTACCATCATTATGGCATGTAAGGGGGCAAACGTCAACTTGGAACAACAGAAGTTGGTGGAGATTTTACTGGTATTGGCGGAACGCCCTCGGTGGAGTAGCCCCGTTTCTTGAGCCATCTCAGGTGCCAACGGCGCGTCTCCTTGTCATACTTCCCATTGACAGGGAGTAGCAACCATGTTTGGAGGTCTTTGACTATCCGACTCTTTTCGCCGAATGTGAACTTCGCATGGGGGACAAGCGTCGGCTCCTCTGCGTGGTAGTAGCGGGGCTTGGCCATCCGGTACTTTCCTGTGGCTTTTGACTTGTAGCAACCCCACCCGCCGAGACCTACTGCTGGCTGAAAATAGGGCTTGTTATTTAGTTTGTCGTCGAGTGTTCTGTAGGACTTTGTTTGGTAACCCTCAACAGCAATTCTGTTAGCAACTATTATTTGCTCTTCACGGGTTGCCCCGCTCGGATGCTTGGCGAACTCTCTGCCCCCGAAGCGGTCCCATGTACCTACATAGAAGCCCAAACCGCCAGCCCAACGACCTTTGTTTTGCCAGTTTTGACCAGTCTCGCACTGGGCTACTTTGTCCCAAAAATGCTTTGATGGACGGGGTTTTTTGTGGATAACGATGGTGGACCTGATTTGCTCAGCCCTGCTCACCACCTCCATCGTGCTTACCTTCGGGGCTTCCGTTGTTGGCGGAGTCTCCTCAGAAATCCCCTCTGCAAGCGCAATAGTGGGGGCGAATAAAAGCATGGAAATGGCAATAGCCAGGGTTTGTTTCTTCATGGGTCTCCAATGTCCGAGGGATAGGTCAACAAGCAAATAACACGCGCTTGCCTATTTCGTCAGCGGATAACTGAACTGTTACCAGTTTACCCCTTCGGGCGGTGGTTGTCTACACCTTAAAACCCTTACCCAGCAAGGGTTTGCGGAGCCCTCCCGCTGTAGCCCTTATGTATCAAGGGTTTGCGGACGCCTCTTCAGCCAACTTTTTTTGGATGTATTCCTCGGGGTCTTGGAGCGAGAAAGTGGCGGTAAAACTCGCCCCGTCTTCAGACGGCCCCGCCTGAAAGCCCATGGAATCAAGCATGTGGTTGGCTACCTCCTCGAAATCCTCAAGATAGGCTTCTTCTTCTTCGGGGGTCATGGTGTCAAACTCAACATTCGCCATTTCCAGCAACATTCGTGACATGTGTTTGATGGTGTTGAGGCGTACCTGAAACTCGTCTTGCATAGTTGCAGTATGGCATGTAATGGGCTAGGATGCAACTTGTCGGAATCACAAAGTAGATACGGAGACAGCAATGGCAATCACGCCGACAACAATCGTGGGAAATCTCACAGCAGACCCACAACTCAAGTTCACCACTGGTGGAAAGGCACAACTGACTTTCTCTCTCGCAGTGAATGACAACTACACCAACCAAGATGGCGACAAGGTCGAAAAGACTGCGTACTTCAATGTTGTTGCATGGGGTTACACCGCAGAGAACGCTGCGAACATTCTTGAAAAAGGAATGGGCGTAATCGTGGTCGGGACTCTCGACCAGCGTTCATGGGACGACAAGGAAACTGGTCAGAAGCGTTCAACCGTCGAAATCAAAGCGATGGAGATTGGCGCTCGTGTTGGTTCACTTGAGTCAGTCACCCGTCGTAAGTCCAATCAGGGCGATTCGTCCAGCAAGCCAGCACCGAAGCGTGTAACGGTTCCAGCAGACGAACCTTTCTAAATCGTTAAACCGCATTAGCGGAATATCTGCGAACCCCGTCCAGTACCCCCTGCTGGATGGGGTTTTCGCTATTATGCGTTTGTGACGACAGAACATCGCAAAGCCCCGCGTCGCGAAGTAGTTGAAATACGAAGAGTCGGCGGTTGGGGAAAAGTCAAATACCATCATGTGCTTTCGTGCGGTCACATGGAAACACGACCGAGAGCATCCACATCGCCGAAACTCGCATGCGTTGAATGTTTACGCACGGAGACACGAGTATCCGAAATGAAAGCGATACCACCTCCCGTCAGATTGCCAGTTGCGTCAGACGATGAAATGGCAACAGCAGAAACAGAGTTTTCGTTGATGCGCGCAACTATTGCTACAAGATTTGGAGTACCAACTGAGTCTGTTGATTTGGTAACAACGGATGACACTGGTATTCTTCGTGTTCGTTACGCGACAGTGTTCCTCACTGAAAAAGATGTGAATCGCATAACAAACAACAGGGAGGCATAGTGGGTCAAGGTGTTTTTGCTCCGGAAGACGGGGCCTGTAAGGGTTATCCGACCGAATGGTGGTTTCCACTTCAAAAAACAGGCAAGCGTGATGAACTGATTCGTCTTCGTGAATCAACACAAAAAGCAAAAATGATTTGCATTGGTTGTTCACATAAGCAAGAATGTCTTGAGTATTCACTGCAGTGGGAACCGTGGGGTATTTGGGGTGGACTTGATGAACAAGAGCGTGCTCGCCTTCGCTGGGAGCGCAAAGTGAATCTTGGCAGAGAGGGCAGAATCGTCTTCAAGGGAGTCGGTTTGCGGGACGCAAACGGCGGAGAGTTTTTGTTGGAGAGGGCTGCGAAGCAGTGACACTTCAGCACACAGATGATTTTCTCTCTCGTCTAAAAGGTGTTAGAGAAACAGCAAATGGATGGGAAGCACGATGCCCGTGTCGCAATGATGACGACAATCCATCTTTGTCAATATCTGAAGACGAATCAACTGGCAATATTCTTGTTACATGTCATCGGGGCTCACCGTGTTCAACAAAGCAGATATGCGAATCTGCTGGTGTAACGATGGCTTCTTTGTTCCCTCCGCAAAAGAGAACGAAAGAAAAACTTGACTTAGTAAAGACATACAACTACAATGATGTTGATGGAACTCTATTGTTCCAAAAGTTGCGATATGTAGACAGTGCTGGAAAGAAAACATTCAGACAGCGCAAACCAGATGGTCGTGGTGGTTGGGAATACTCGCTAGGTGATACGCCAAAAGTTTTGTACAACCTGCCCGCCGTTGTAAAAGCAGTAGCAGACGGATACCCAATCTGGGTTGTTGAGGGAGAGAAAGATGCCGACACGCTTATTGAACTCGGCATTATTGCGACGACGATGCCAGGCGGGGCTGGCAAGTGGCTCGACATACACACTGCTGTGCTTGCTGGCGCAGAAGTAGAAATCATCGCAGACAATGATGAGCCTGGAATAGCGCACGCCAAGTTGGTGTTTGAAGAACTAACAAAGGCTGGATGTAGCGCAAACATATGGGCTACACCAAAGGGCAAAGATGTAAGCGAATACCTTGCTATCGGTGGAAGCCTTGATGACTTCGTTGCTCTTGAATATGCGCCTAAGAACGAACCCGAGGCCCCGCCTCAGGCCGATGTCTTCTCCGACGCAAAGTCAAAGTTGGAGGCCCTGCTCGTCAGGAGCGACCTCACTCCACAGCAGATTCTTGTCAGAGCGCAAGACATCGCCTTGCTGGCAGCGAGGGACAAGCCGACCGACTTTGGACGACTGGTTGATTGGGCTTCATTTGTAAATGAAGGTGGCGATGATTCGTATGACTGGGTCATAGATGAACTCATTGAGCGTGGCGAGAGAGTAATTGTTGTTGCGGCCGAGGGTGTTGGTAAGACAATGTTGGCACGGCAGGTAGCCATTCTTTCTGGTTGTGGGATACACCCGTTCACCTACCAAAAGATGAAACAAATCAGGACATTGACGGTTGACCTTGAGAACCCAGAGCGAATCATCAGGAGAACATCTACCGCAATCATGAAGACTGCGCTCGCCCGTGGGTACACGAATAGCCCATCTGCTCAACTGCTGGTCAAACCATCGGGGCTGGACCTGCTCAAACCCGAGGACAGAATGGTGTTGGAGAGGGCTATTGAGGACGCAAAGCCAGAGTTGCTCGTGATGGGTCCGCTGTACAAGGCGTTCATTGACCCAGGTGGTCGTACATCGGAAGCAGTCGCAGTGGAAGTCGCTCGTTATCTTGACTACATCAGGGATGTGTACAAATGCGCCCTGTGGTTGGAACACCACGCACCCCTTGGTGAAAGCATGACCAATCGCCAACTTCGCCCGTTCGGCTCCGCCGTGTGGTCCCGCTGGCCAGAGTTCGGCATCTCGCTCACACCAGACCTCACAGGAGGGCTTCATGTTTACGATGTACGACATTTCAGAGGTGCTCGTGACGAACGCCCATTTCCTACTAAAATGAGGAGAGGAAAACTCTTCCCGTTTGAAGTGTTGGAATACGCCAAGGTGAACAAATGAGCAAACAAAATAAAGTCATGACCAGAGAGTTTCTGGCAGAACGGGACCTCCGTGTCTTCAAGATGCGTCAGGCTGGCGTTTCCGCTCAGGAGATAGCAAGAAGATTTGACATGTCAACCAGCGCAGTTAATATGGCTGTGCGCCGACAGTTGGAGAAGATGAATAAGGAGGCGTTGCTCGCCTACCCAGAGGTTCTCCGCATGGAACTAGAGCGCTTGGATAACCTACAAGCAGCCATTTGGCCCCTGACTCAGCATCGTAAGGTCAAGATGGATGACGGTACAGAAATAGCCGTCGAGCCAGACATGAAGGCTGTACAGCAGGTTTTGTCAATCATAGACAGAAGAGCAAAACTTCTCGGTATGGAACAGTCTTCGTCCAACAACATCAATGTCAACATGGACATCAGGAACACCGAAACCACAATCAACGCAACTCTTGCCGGTGCTGCCGCCAGCCCCGCTGCCGTCAACGCCTTCGACCCAGAAACAGAGGCACGGAAACTGCTGGAAATCATGGGGGCATCTGGCGTGCTTCCATCTGCTACTGTTACTGGAATATTGGCACAAGCAACAAGAAATGAAGAAGTCTTGATAGACTCAGACATTGTGGATGCGGAGATTATCGATGAGCGATAACAAGAACATAGAGGCTGCGCTAGAGAACGAAATTGCGCAAGGTCTACATATCTCCACAGAGTTATCTCCCGAGTCTGGTCCAGCAGATAAGACTGTGCTTATCCGTCTTACCGAGTACGACAGGGAGAGATGGAAGCAGGCTTCTGAGAAGATTGGCAAGACAATGTCTCAGATGATTCGGGAAACCGTCAATAACTTTGTGGTAGAGACCATTGACTGTACCCACCCAGTGAACATGCGTCGCTATTACCCGTGGTCGGAGTTCTGCCTGAAATGCGAGACGAGACTGAGGTAACGGGGCCCCTGCGTAAGGTGCCCCTCGCTGTCGCTGCGTACAGGTATGCGGCTTGCAAGAAATGCCCACACATGCGTAAGTGGGGCAAGAAATGTAAGTTGTGCGGCTGTTTCCTGCTTACAAAAGTTGAGTACGAAATAGAGTCATGCCCCCTCGGAAAGTGGTAATATGAACCTTCTTTGATGGAGGTGAGTATGACCATTCTCTTTTTTGTTTTATCTATTACCCTTGCCTGTCAGTGGGTCGCCATCGCAAGACTTCATAGGAGGGTGGATTACATTCGTGCCGAACTGGACAAACAGGCTGGGGCGATACGGGGTATGAAGTTGATTTTCCAGATGATGTCTAAGAAGGCAAGGAAAAAAGTAGAAATCTAACTACTTGTTGCGGGCGTTGCGACCCGCTCTCTCAGCAGCCTCTGTGTTTCCAACGAACTGATTACCCGCGCGACTTCCCTTGATTTTCTTTCTATTTGTCGCTGCCCTCTGCGCAGGTGTAAGACGACGCCAAGCACTAGCAGGAAGATACCTACGAGTGCCACCTTCTCGTATCGCTGGTTTACCATCTGATGTTGTCCATTTCTCCCGTGTCCACTTCTTCAATGAACGCTGAGTCTTTCGTGGCTTACCCTTGTAGCCACCCCCAGCCTTTCTGTATTCAAGAGCAAGCAACTGCGCTTTTCTGGCTGACCACTGCCCCGGCTTTCCGCCCTTGCTCCCAGCCATGATGCGATTCTTTATGTTCTCCCTGAGTTTTGGCTTTGTGTACGAGCCTTCCTTGAACTCAACCGTGGGGGCATTTGAAAGGAAGTCTTTGGTTGATAGTTCTACCCAGTCAAGAGACTTGCCCTTCACCGTGCGTGTTTGTATGCGTGCTTCTCTGAACAACTCATCAAGATGGTCTTCATCCCTGACCCTGCCCACACGAACATCTTTGTAGCCAAACCTATTCACAAACTTTGATGGGATGTAATACTTTTCTTTTAGCCACTCATTCCAGTAGTCCTCAGACTCCTTGCTGGATGAATATGCTGTGTAGACGCCATTCTCGTCATCTGTTGGCGTCACATACACGAACAGCACCGGGGCTGTTTCGGGAAGCGGCGGACCAGATGTAACCATGAAGTAGTAGGTCGTCTCGTTCTGTGCTTCTTTCTCTGCTTCCATAATCATGTCAGACAACTCTTGGCGCAGTTCTGGGTCTGTCGTCATGGATAGTTGGTTGTACAGGTTGTACAAAAGCACTTTGTTCTTGTCGTCAGAAATCAAAACGATACTCCTCTTCTAGCCTTTGCCATTGCTTTCAGTCTCTCAACTGGTATGCCAAGGAACTTAGAAAGCATCTCATAGTGAGCATCTACAAGCCCACGCTGTGCCCTTCCCTTGGGGTAAAAGATTTCTCTCATTGCCTCAGCAATGTACTCTAGTCTATTTGAAGCGGCGTAGTTGCTAATCATTTTTGCTATTTCTTTTTCACTACTCGTTAGTTCAACACCCCTACCCGACTTGACTCCAGCCACAAAGTCTTCCTGTAGTGCTTTTCTAGCACTTTCGTTCATCTCTACAGCCATTGCGTGGATTGTATGAGCAAGTTCATGGACGATAACTTCCTCAGCGCTTAGATTACCCATTCCGTACTTGTTCGTTCCTGTCGCTATGTGTTCTGGGAATGCGAGTACACCCATGCCAGTATGGTATTGACCCTGTGTTCCAAACCAACTCTCAGTCATACTCAGGAGTGGTGATTCAGTCCCGCCATTACTTATGTTCCACTTTGTAACAAACATTGGTGGGATGTCAAACTCAGAAAGAATTCTTGCGAATTCAGGATTTGAATCAAGAAGTTTTCCGAGCCTGTCAGCAAGAAGTTTTTGCTTTTCCCAGTCCACCTCCATCATCTCCAGTTTCTTCATAGTTTTCTTTACGCCCTTACCCTTTGAGTATGGGGAATTCTCAAGAAGCGACCTAACCTGCTCAGGGCTTGTTGGGATAGCACGCCTTACGAACTCGCCAGTACTGCTCGGCGCGGGACGGGGCTTGTCTGTGGCACCATAAATCTTGACCAACTTTCTTGACTTGCCACGCGCTGAGGCAAATCCCTGCGGTGCTGATGCTGAAGCAAAGCCTTTCTTTTGTTGTGGTTCGTTGCGCCATCCACCGATTGCTTCCCACAATATGTCAGTAATCTCGTCATCTGACATGTCTGCCAGTTCAGTCCACCTAGAAAGAACTGATTCAACACCTTCGTCAATTTCTCTGTAAAGATATGCTGAATCTGTTGGTGTCCAAGAGCCACCATCTACCTCGGATAGCAGTCCAGTTGAATGACCTATGACTTTTTGCGCTTCGTCGCGGATTCTTCTGTGCTTTTCGGCTATGTCTTGCCTGTAGTCCTTCATCGCATCTTCAACTAGTTGGCGTATTTGATTCTTGCTTAATTCACCAAAAGACTGTAGGTCCATACTTCTAGCAAACAAAAATCTATCTACTATCATGTCTTCAAGAGATTTGTCGCTAACTGCGTGTAGCGCCTCTCCGTGGTCTATCGGGACTAGTGCTATTGAGCCGTCCGGTTGGGCAGCCAAAAGATAGTTGCCAGTGTTTCTATCCCTATTGTCCATAACAGCATCAATAAGACCTTGGCGAAGTGCGGATATCGGGCTTATGTCCTCACGGGCTGTGTTGTTGTTCCTCAGATTGTCGCCGTCGCCAATTATGCGACCGTGTCTATTTTGCGCCAACTCTGTAACAAAGGCAATTCCTGGTCTTTGTTCTGGAGCCTGAGAATCTTCTTCACCAGCACCAAGACGACTTCTTCTTACTATTCTTATCGGCATCGGAGCAAATCCGAGTTCTTCGTTGATGGTATTGGCAATAGCCTCTCTTACCGCCCCCTGAACCGAATCTTCGGCGCTGTTCTGGACTATTGGGATAACTTCATCGTCCCTACTCCAGTTAACAGATGCTTCAAACTTTAGCCCTATGTATCCGCCAGTCTTTGTGTCCTGGATGCGAATCATTCCATGAACACCACCGCCAGCGGCTAGGAACTCAAATCTTCCTCCCGCTTTAGCAAGTCTCCATCCACTTTCTCTTTCTCCAGGAATTTGTGAAGTATTACGCAGTATTGACTCAATCAAGAACTCGTCTGGAACCTCTGAAAGATTTCCTCCGAACTCGACATAATCTATTGCCGATTCGAGCGAATCAAGTTTTACCGTCTGACCAGTTCTTGGGTGTACAACTTCATTGCCAACTTTCACCCTCTTTTGTGTTGTTCCAGAAGCATCGGCATGTGCTACTTCCGTATTGGGCATTTCTTTTCTAAGTTCTATGCCGTGTGTCGTAGTTTTCCACTCTTGTGTGCTGGAAGCAAAACCACGGTGACGAGCATCTGCGTTGACTATTCTTGACAAGTCCTGGCTTGTTGCGTTATTCAGTGTGTCTCTGTTGCTTGATGCGAACCCACGCGGACGGGGCTCGAGCGGTGAACCGTCTTTGCCAAATGCTGGCGTCTTATCGATGTCCCTCTCAAGGATGTCTACTACTTCCCAGATATCACCTTTGTAGTCATGTGCTAGTTCCATTAACTCATACAGACCATCGCCACCCTCCCCATCAATACCTAGCGCTCTTTTTGTCGCCTCTGGGCGCGCTTGCGAAATTCTGTCGACTACATAGTTTCTTAGTATGTGTCTCGCTACTTGCTGAATCTCGCCTTCGGTTAGAAGTTCCCTAACTTCACTATGCCTTAACAACGAGAGAACAGCAAGACCATTGGCAAACTCTCCGTGCCTATCAAAGCCTCTACCGATTGCGATGTGTCCTATTGCTTCGTGTAGAAGTTCAAATGTATCCGTGGCTCCACCATATGCCTGTGAGCCATCAATGAGAGAACCTACATACAAAGCAGCCCAAGAAGAATCACCCTCAAGTATTCTGAGTTCGTCATCAAGGTCAATGTCATCCGCTACAAGTGTTCCACGGAGACGGCTTGGAGTATCCTGCCTCCTGGTCTTTCCGATAATAGAGTTAATTCTTTCTGAAGCCCATTGTGTGAACTTTTCCATACCAGAGTTTCTGTCAGACACAGAACCAGAGCCACGCCTTGCCAACGGGTCATTGCCTTCTCGTAGTTTGGCAATAACAGCCTCAACAGTTTCGTCACCAGGAACTTCTATTGCCGACCAGTCTCTTCTGTCTTCTAGGAGACCAAAGAACGCTGGGTGTGGGTCAGCCATAATCATTGGGATATCGTCTGCGCTAATGACTATGCGCATGGAGTCAAGAAGACGGGACTTGTGTTCGTCTACTCCCTCTGCGAACTTGTATCGCTTTAGACGACCACCAGATATTGCTTCCAACGAGCGGGTAAATGCTTCTTTGGCGACCCTTGCTGCTTTACCAGTAAGACCCATCTCTCGCACGATAGCCTCGCCTGTTTCCTCACCCTTCTCTGGAAGGTTCATTTCGGCAAGTCGTCTTGACTGTCGCACTACATCGCCAGCAACGATTCTTGCTCGCTCGTCTTTTGTTGCGCTAGCAAATCCCTTGCTGTTTGCTGAGTCATGCTCTCTTCCGTGGTCAAGTAATCCAATCAACTCTCGCAGGTCATCGTCTTCAGCCATTCCACTGAGCGAATCCCAGATTCCGCGCTCTCTCTCAAACCACGCCCTGTTTGAGTTCGGCGATGTCTCGTCTCTCTCCCTAATGAATCTGTCGCCAAATCTTGTGTATTCGAGCGACTGGAACCACATACCCTTCATGCGCAGAATATCGGTTTCCGAGATGTTGTTTTCCTCTCCCCATCTATCCATTAGAGAGAATATGGCAAGCATGTTTGCCCATTCTCCGTGTCTGTCAAAGCCCCTACCGATGGCAACATGACCCCATAAATCGTGGGCATTGAGGAAACTCTCTTCTCCGAAGAAGTATCGCAGACCGCTGTAGCCCATGTTGTAAAGAGCCTGAAAATATTGCGTAAACGCAGTCGGTATGTACCCGCCTCCACCAACCCATGTTCCTGATTCATCTTCAGTTCCTGGTGGTAGTGGGTTTTGGGCTGCTATTTTGTCCCAAATGTCCATCAGCCATGTATTGAATGCGACCGTATTTAGTTTGGTTTCTTCATCTCTCTGGTCAATGGTTGCCCTGTCCTTGACATCCACTTTTTCACCCATGCGTTCCAGCAGGTCTTTTATCTGAGCACGAACTTCTTCTGGCGGGGCCACGACTAGTGACCAGTCTCTCTTGTCTGGAATCTCGCCTATTACAAGGGGGTGTGGGTCTATGGTTAGATACGGTATTCCGTCCTCTACGCGCACCCGTATGGAGTCAATTATTCTCTGCTTTTGCTCTTGGGTTATGGCGGGATTCACCAGAACTTTCTTTAAGTCTTCGTAGTCCAAAAGCGCTTCGTTAAGCATTGTTATTTCATCAGGGGTAAGTTCCAGTTCGTCCGCTATCTGCTCGCTTGTCTTACCTCGTGGGTTCACTGCGTCAGAGCGTGAAGCAAATCCAATGCGTCGCTCTATTGACTTGACTGTTTCTGCCTGCTTGGGGTCTTTTACACGACTTGACAAGTCACGACTACGGCTAGCAGAAACAAAACCGCCACGCATGGACGGGTTTCTTTCCTCTATCTTAAAGACACCAGTGGGTCTACCGTGCCGTCTATCTATGTGTCTAAGAATTGAGTTCTCATCCATCGACCCGAGTCTGTATTCCATTGCGTGAACACCGTCATTGTTGCGGAAAGGGTCAAGCCTTACATCCGTACCCTCTGTACCAGCCCTGTTATTGAATACTTCATACATCCCGTGACCATTCTCGGAATGTAGACCACCCTTGTGTGTGCCGAGGTCTGCTGCGACGGTGGTAACAAAGTCGTCGAATCCAGGCCAGTCAACATTGTTTGGCGTTCCTTTAACACTCATGGTGCCAAACTCATCCTGTAAAATACTGCTTGTTATCTTCTTTCTGTCTTCATCAGCCTCTACTCTTCGTACAACAGTAGAGCCTTTTCTAAGTTTCAGTTTCTGACCTGGCTTCGGTGTGAAGTATGTATCAACTCCGAGAAGGTTGCCAAGAGATTCGGTGCCATTGTCGTCAAGAACATCTGTCAATGGAACCATAATCAGATAGCCACCGCCAGTTTGTTGCCAACCCCAATGCTCCTCTACGGAATGGTTGAGTGTGAAGTGGATTGTTTCTCTGTCTACATCTATGTACTCACTCGGGGCCCCGAGAACAACATTGCCGTCTTCGTCATACTCTGGTTCAAACTCTGTCCACCTGACAAGAACTAGGTCTTTTGCGGTTGGCGTGTATGAGCGAGCCTCTTCGTCGGAGACATACGGAGCCTCTTCGCCATCTTTTCTCTTTCTGGCATAGAGAATAGAATGAGCCATAACACGAAGATTGTCCTTAAACCCACTATCAGAGCGAATCTCTTCGGCAATGCTCTTCGCCTTGTCTATCTCTGCCTGTCGTTCTCTGTCTGCTATCTCTTTGCCAGCAGCAGCGTATCTATCAAACTCTTTTCTGGCTTCTTCATCGCCCATTGTGGCGGCATACAGAAGTGCTGATATCTCTGTTGAGTTGGTTTGTTTGTAGTCGTCCGTGAGTTGACCATCGCTAGTACCAGAACCAATGTGCGCATAGAACCAGTCAAGAGCGACTTTGTCACCCTCTGGTGTTCCTCTTTCTAGTCCAGTGATGTCATAGGGGTTAAGCGGAACATTCCGTGCGTCCCCAATATCCATACCGTGTCTGTCCTGTACTCCGAATACAACTTTCTCACCGTTTATGTCGTAAACAACCACACCAAGAACACCTCTTGATGGCTGGTCTTCACGCCACTCCTCAGAGCCAGGGTTGTGGCGAATGGTGGTTGGATTAAAGCGACCCGCTATTTCTTCTCTTACATTTCCAGAAGAAGAGGCAAAACCACGACCTCTTGGTCTAACAATTCCTTGCTCTACCCGTATGGTTTCTAGGTCTTCATCGTTCAGACCATTGAGCATCGCCCTGCGCAGTCTCTTGCCCAACTTCTGGTAGTGGTAGACATCACCATCGGTGGCGTCACGAACCGACGGGTCCCGTCGGATACGGTCGCTGACAATATCCATCAGTATGTTCATGATGTCCATTGCGTCTGTGTGGGTTATTTCCCCATTGTTGAGACGCTCTATTGTCTGGTCAATCCATTCGCCGTCAAGAACATCACGGGTTCTACCCGTCATCATTCTGTCTTCTATGTACTCTCTGTTCTCCTGTAGCGTTCTTATTGCTGATTTGGCAACCCGTCGCTCTGGTCTGATGATTCTGTTAAACCCCATCTCCCTTGACGAAGAAGCAAAGCCGGGCAAGTTCACCTTGTCCATGGACGATATTGGCATTGACTCAAGCGTTGAAGCCTCGTTGAGTATTCTCTTTCTTGCCTCTGGCGAAAGATTCATTGTCGGTTCTGGAATATCTCCGAACATTGAGTACATAAGTGTCTCTGTGCGGTTGTTTATCTCTCTTGTCAGTTTGTCGTGTGCTGGGTCAGATAACTCAACAAGCCGTCTTTGGTTGTGTAGTTTCTCTATTTCACGCATGCTTCTGTCAATAAGAACCATCTCCTTGACAGAACCCATTGACTCCGATGGGTCTATGTTTACAAACTCGCCCTTGTCCACATCAAATACATCGGTGTGTTCTACTTCTATGTATGGTATTCCGTTTCTTTCGGTTTTGGATACCACCTTGAAGCGACCACCCGTGATGCTTTCTATCGGCATATCACGCCGCTCTCCGTCAAGAATAACGCTGTCAAGAAGGTTGCTGTCGAATACCCGTGCGCCCATCGCAAGTTTTACTATCGCAGACTTTTCACCACTGAAACTTCTTACATTTGGAACCTCTTCTGGCAATAGCGCTACTGGCGAGAATGATGTAAGTGGCATGTGTATTGTGTCGCCAAGTTCTGCTGAGAGTATTTCATTCTTTTCACCTAGTTGCGACATGGTGTGATACAGGGGGATTAACGAGAATGTTTCGGAATCCCTGATTTCATCCATCATTCTCTTTGCTCTTGTCGCAGACGAACGAAGTTCAGAAAGCGTGTTGCTGTCTAGTTCTGAAACGGCCCCGCCGTTCAGCAGTCTTCCTATTCCGGTATTGCCAACAAGAAATGACGGTACTTCCGACGGCTGTTGTAGACCCATCATCATTCCCGAAATATGCTGAATGTCGTAGTGCGACTCAGAAGCCCATTCTGTGTAGGCGTTGGAAATCTCTGGCATGAACCTGTCGCCAGGTATCTTGAACTTGTAGTCGCCAAGAGAAAAGTTTGTATGACCCTCAGTACCCCTACGCACGGTCACCCGTCGTGCTTGTTTATCTACTGGCTGTTTGGTCGATGCGACATTGCCGAGAGAGTTTGACGAACGCTTTGGAACAGTATCTCTTGCTCTTTCCACCCGTGAAGCCCGTGATGCGGAGGCAAAACCATGACTCTCACTCGGTGTTTCCCACGGTTTCACCATTCCGTTTGTGTTGTATGGGTCTGAGTGTTCGCCCAATATGTACAAATACGCAGCAGTCATTTCTGGCGTTATGTATTCATCCCTGTAATCGGGGTCTGGTTGAGACATAAGCGCACCCAACTCTGCCCATGTTTCTTGTGGGTTCTTCTGTGCGTATTGACCAGCAAGACCAGCAAAAGGCAGTCGTGGGTCACCGAATACCTGTGGATAGTCCTCTGCTAGACCACGCCACACATCTTCCATTTCGGCTGGCTCCCAACCGTACCTCCAGAAAAATGACGATATGTTTGCTGGGTCTGATGGGTCTAGGTTGTTCATGAGCATTGTCTGGATAACAAACCCAGGACCCATGTCTGGATTATTCATTACCCTTTCACGACCACGATTTAGTACATCCAACTCGTAGTCCCCCAAACGGCTTAGTATGTCTGCTGGGTCTATTCCAATGGCTCTGGCAGCCAGAATAGCAGTCTTAGCAAAATCAGAAAACTCTCTCTGTGGCTGTGGGATTATGGACAAAGACCCATTGCTTAGGTTTTCCTTAGCAAAAGCCATTCTTTCCAGCGCATCATCTATCGGTAAGTTGGGGTAAAGATAGGCAGCCCGTGAGTATCTATCTCCAGATAAAGCCTCCAAATCTCTTCTATCAAGACCAGCAACCCGTGCGACCCTGTCGCGCATTCTTGGAACGGTTCCCAAACTTGATTTAATCCCAAATAGCGACGACCAGAACTGATGATGGTATTCGTGTACGAGTGTTCCCTCTAATGATGTAGAGAAGTTGGAAATGTAATCTCTTCCAAGCATGTCTGACGACGGGTATGCGCTACTTTCTCCCGGTCTGGGTCTACCCATACTTACTCTGCGTGTTCTGCCGAACTTTGGCATTTGTTTGTCTGGACGGAATAGACCACGCCACTCTCTGTGGTGGATGTTGATTACCGTAAATAAACCGAGAACATTAAAGCCCATAATGCCCTGCGTGTCTACTATCGCATCAAACAGTAAATCCATAGTCTGTTCGTCGGTATTAAATACGGCTTTACCAGAAGCAGGGTCAACATCGGACCTCTGTATTGGGTATGTCATCGGGTTGCGTCTAGTGCCGACAGTTGGTATTGGTATTGTTTGACCGTTTCTGCGAGCGTCTCTGTATTTCTGTACAGCATCTGGGTCTGACGGGATAATCGGCGACGAACCAAACCTGCGAACCGTCCACAAGAACTGTGGAGACTCATTCAGTGCCTTTTCTAGCCAATCCTCCATTCTCGCCACACCTTCGGGAGAGAAGTCAAAAAGGTCGCTGTCTATCATGGTTTCTACGAGTTCTTTTACTGCTGCGAGAACATGTGGGTCTGGGTTCGTGTTACCCATAAGCATGTGTTGTAGCGAAAGGTTTACTAAGTCCTCTCTGCTTCGTGGAACCAACGCTTGCGCTATTTCTCGTGGTGTTGCGTCTTTTAGCCAGTCCACACCCTTGAGTGGTGAGTCGTCCTCACCCGAGAACGCCTTAGCCATGTCTCTTGTTCCGTTTTCATCCCGTGAAATGGATAGCGAGGCAAATCCTCTTGCCCGTGGAGC